GTCATCTCGTGCTGGCCCTGCATCACGCCGATCTCGAAGATCCCGTTCTGCCTGAACCGCTCCACTGTCTGATCGATCAGGCTCAGCGCAGGCACAGCGAAGATGATCCGCTTGCCCTTGTCACGAGCCATGTTCACGATTGCAGCGGCGATGACAGTCTTGCCGGATCCGGTGGGCGACTGGATGACGACCCTGCGTTTCCCCGCCAAGAGGGATTGGCGTAGCTCGTCGATGGCGCGGTATTGATAGCTTCTGAGTTCCATTGTTACGATCCTGTTCCGCGTGGTTTATAGTCTACTATTAACTAACTTCTTTCTCTGGCACGGATGTATTTAGTTAAAGGTGATTGGTTATGGGTGACTGTATATGGCCCTCTATTGGATCGTGGGGGCGATCTATTGGATTGGGGGGTGCAGACGCCGCTGGTAATGTTACGCTCAAGTCCATAGCAAATATATTTGAGGTCTGTCCGTAGGATCTCATTCTCATGTAACGGCGAACTAATTCCTTCTTCTCAAGCTTAGCAACGCACTTGCGAACTTGAGGAACTGACATGCCGCAATCGGACGAAAGCCTCGACATAGATGGGTAACAGGTAGCCTTGTCGTCGGCATAGTTTGCCAACACAAGCAGAACCATTTTCTCTTGGCACGGAAGAGGCTGTTTGATGGCCCACGCCATAGCTTGGAAAGACATTTCGCACACTCCGCTGGCGGGGAGCATTGCAAATCAGACCAAAGGCGGGTAAACCAGACTAGGTCCAACGAGCGCTGCCACGCATAGTTGGGTTTTAGAGGCCCGCTGGCTTGCTCCCCCGGCGGGCCTCTTTCATTTGCTACTATACCTCTTTCACCAAGACTTTCAAGGCGATAAGCGCCATCTTGGGAACGCGAACTTCACCATTCAACCATGTGTATAGAGTGCGCGGCTTGATGCCAAGGTATTCGGCTATTTCGGCCCTGAGTAATTTCGACACTTTAATTAGCCGGATTAATTCTTCCTGATTTGTCGGTTCCATTTTAATCTCCATTTATGCGGTAAGTGCATTTTTAAATGCATCATTTGCATAAATCAAGAGGCTTTTTTGGATTGTTCATGTACCTCAATAATTAATTCACGATTTGATTGTACCCATTGCAGTGTTTTTAGCGCCGCCTCCATCAATGGCAGACGGCGCTCAGTGTCTTCTAGAATCTCTTTAGGGCGCTCGTTTAGCTTCACCAGGCGCTTGACGGTGTTCACGTAGCTGCGGTGGGCAGTGACGGCGTCTTGTAGCGCCGCCACCTGTTGCTCAAGAGGGATCTTCCCCATCAGAACTCATCCGCTATTATGTTCCAGAACATCAGGGCTAAAAAGGCCATAGATCCAAAACAGCCAACGATGACAACGCCCGTAACCATGGTAAAGCATATGTTTAGTAAGATTTGTATGTAGTCAGTCATTTTTCCCCTCCAGTGCTTTGTTGGCATAATCCCTAATTTCGTAAATGGTTTTGATTGGCTCAGATACGCTGATTGGATACCATGCATAGATATGGGCCAGCGCCGCCTCCAACTGCTCGATGCGGGCTTTGGCCTGCAAATAGCGCCTGTGCAGAGAGTTAATTGATGTTTCATTGATGTCAGTCATTTTTTCCCTCCAGTGTTTTGCGGGCAATTTTAGCGTACCAAATCGTTGAGTTGTTACCCGCATGTCGTTCGATATACCGCAGCGCCGCCTCCAGCTTCTCGATGCGTATCTTCAAGTTCTCATTCTCAATCAACAGGCTGGCGCAATGTCTGGAGATGCGATCTATATCAGTCATCTTTCCCCTCCAGTGCTTTGCGGGCAATCTCAGTTGCTTTTTGACGCGCTTCTTCGTGATCTGGCGTTGCAATCCAAGCTATCTCCTGCAACGCCGCCTCCAGCTTCGCGATGCGGGTAGCGGCAGCATCTGCTTCCCAACTTCCGTTGGCGCGTAACATTTCAATCAGCGTCATCTTTCCCCTCCAGTGCTTTGCGGGCAACCTTTCCGCCATCATCTTGAGCTGCGAAAGTCCAAAAGTCTTTGTTCAGATCGCGATGGTGCTGTTTTCGCCAATGATGCTTGTCACCATAGAACCGCAGCGCCGCCTCAAGCTTCTCGATGCGGGTATTGCGTTCGCAGATGGCGTCAAAATACTCGTCAGCTATTTCTTTCCACCCCTCAGACGAATCTTCAAGTTGTTCGATGCGTTCCGCAGCGGGCTTCAATGCCCTACGCCAAGCGTCACGGTGTCCTTCGGAATACCATTTACCATCGCGCCACTCACCGCCGTTAATCAGTTCTGCGGCTTCCTGTGCTAGTTTTTCGTTTAGATCACTCATGTTAATTTTCTCCTGTTTTTTTAACATGTTCTGCGGATGTGTTAAGCCCTTCTCCTTCTTCAAAGTCTAACTCAACCTTGATGCAGGCGATGCGGCCAGAATAGCGGTCGGCTTGCTCTTTTAATGGATGAGCAGTGGGGCCACCTTCGTTATACACATTTAGCCACACCGTCCGTTTATGGAGGGGGCGAACTTCGATGAGGTCCCATTGGCTGTCGCGACCACCATAATAAGTGCCGACATCATACCATTGAGCAGCATCCCACTTGCCATCAATGCAAATGGCACCGTGAATTGTTTTAAACATCGTCCCATCCGTCGCATAGATGCGGACTTCACGGCCATCGCGGGTGCGGTAAGTTTTAGATTTGTCGATCATTGCTCACTTCCTTTTCACATAAACTTCCATCAGATACTCACCAATCCTATTGGCGGGGATGCAAACAAAACCATCGCCTCTTGGCAAACGCATGATCCATGTTAGCTCGTTAAAAATGTGTGCCGCTTTTTCGCTGACGATCAGATGCTTGCCAGTCATGTTGTCACCATGCCACTGAGAAGAAGAACATCAGCCCGAAGAAGAATGCAGCTCCTTCATGACCGTAGTGAAGGCAGAAGACAGATGCTGCGATTAGGGCGACTTGAACAACGCCGCCCTTCATGACTCATCTTTTTCTTCATTGGGAACAATAGCAATCTTGACCGTTGATCCATCGACAGGTTGAAACACGCCCAGTCCTTGATTTGGTTCAATCACGTTAATTACGGACTCTTCTGCGCCGCGCATTGTTAAACGCACCGTCACAGGTTTATCGGTTCTGTTTTCTAGTTCACACGCCAAAATAAACATCACTTCATCTCCATCAGTTGCTTCAGTTTAGCTTTGTTCTCATCATCCAGATAGTAGCCAACGCCGCGCCATGTCCGGATACGGATGCCGTAGGGCTTGAGGCGCTGGCGAAGGTTGTAGATGGATACTTTCGACCTTAGTTTTTCAGTTTCCTCCCCATCGCCTCTGCCAAAGTTGCCTTGCCCAGCTAGAACCTGATCTATGTATTGATAGCTGGCGACGTTACGGTTTTTGATGCTCTTCAACAATGCCACCTGTTGGCGCGTGAGAATGCCAGCAAAGGTGTCGTCAGTCGGCGCTATGTCTTCGCGAAGCTGGCGGATTTCCTCCTCAAGCTCTGCGATACGTTCCCGTAATTGTTGAATGAGTTCAGACATCTAAGCCCTTTGGCGCGTAGTGACGGCATGATGGCGTTTCGCCGGGAAAAGTTTTCACTTTGTCTTTTGTAAGCTGGACATACTTAGCGCAGCCACCCTTCCACCTATGCTCACATTGGCTGCAATAGGTGTTGTCAGGCCCTGTCTGAGCAAAGTGCGCCATGCCAACATGCGTTGCCAGTTCTTTAGTGCTGTGAGCAATGCCGGGATGCATTTTGAGACGCATGTATGCCTCCTTCTCATGCTACAACACGATATGTTTTCTGCTCATTGACCCATGTTTCATCTGCATTCACGAAAACAGGCTGGATGAAGATCTTTTTCACCTCTGCATTTCCTTTGCCAAAGCGCTGAGTCCGTATATGCCCCCGGCGAAGATGGGGGCGTTTAGCCCCGCCAGTGCCGTTAGCTGAACCATATGATTCTGTGATCTTCCCAATCTTGAGGGTAGTGGTATGTGAATAGTACTTTGAGTCCTTTTTAGATTTCGGGCTGATTGCCCTCTTGCTGTTCTCAACCGTCTTCTTGTCAATGTTTTTTGTGGCTAAAAGCATGATCAAGAAGCACTTCAGCGACTCCTCTATGATTGTTATGGTCCTCTCAAAAGTCTCATCTTCCTCAACTGCATCCCGACATAATTGACCATAATTAAACATCTGCCCAGTTGGGATTTTTATAAAGATTTCTGCGCTATAAGAATCGGTTTCCTCAAAAACCATATAATAGAAGCACCATGTCCATCCCTTGGCGGACTCCATGGCAGTTTCATAGTTTCCGCTCTCCATCCCTATGAACTTAGCGTAATTCAAGAGAAAGGGCGTCGCTAACTCAATGCAATAATAGTCGTATGGGTCCTTGTTCAAACCCATTTCCACCATGTCGTCATAGGTGGCAGCAACATCATCGATGTCAAAGCAACCCAAAACTTCATCGCTCAAACGGAAAAGATGAGGCTTGCTGTCCCAGCCTATGTCAGATGGGCTCGATGGTGATAATACAGGGATGGTCATTTTGCACCCATTTGGCTTCGATGTGTTCACATTGGCTGTCGTCTATGATCCCTGCTTCAACCAGGCAATCGGAGGCTGCCTTTAAAAGGTTGTCGAGATCTCGCTTTCTTTTGTCTGGTCTCACCACTTCTAAGGTGAGCTTGTATGGCCCGCTGATCTTCCTGCGACCAGCTTGCAGGATTGCGTTTTGGACTGCTGTCTTTCTCCATGTTGTGTACTTTGGTGACCTGTACACTTGGCCTGTCGATGTCGCTCGCCATAGTCTGTTAACACTGGGTGGGAGGGCCAAGATTATTTTTATCACGGTATCTCTCCAGCCATCGTCGGTTTAGAAGGGTTGATAGATGCCTGTGAACTTCTGACTCTTTGAACCCTGTACGCAACGCTATCTCGTATGTATCAAGTCCCATCCCCCATAGCTCCTGGGCTATCTCTGGATTGACGGGACGATAATAGGGCTTAAACTTCTTCATAGAGGTCTGGCCTCAATGTCTGACGAGGAATCCCCGTCTCCCTTACAACACGAGATAAGTGCTTGAATGGCACCTTATGCCACTTTGATATGGCTTGACGAGTTAACCCAAACGTACGCGCCATCGCGGTTACGCCTCCGTAGTGGCGCAGGACATCGGCAAGTTGTGTAGTGCGATTGCTTTTCATATTGGAGATTATGATCGATTTTAAAAATAAGTCAAATTGTTTGTTGACACGAATCAGATGGCATGCGAGAAAAGGATACCCCACAACGGGAGAGAGAAATGGAACTAGCTCCAATCGTATACCACTTAGACGAACATGAAATGCCAGACAACCTCTTCTTGAGCGGAACCTTAGATATCGAGATCTGCCATATCGACGAACTCCCATATATATGGGCTTTCCAGCTTAATGTTCACAATGGGGAAACTGGCGTGACAGTTGAACATGACTATCAACAGGGCTGCATCGACAACTGGCTACCGTCTGTTGATCTTAAGAATGACCTCCATCGTGACACCAGGCTGATGGATAGCATCTACAATAACTGCCGCTTAGCTGCCGTAGACTAACTGGAGCAAAACAATGAAAATGTCCGACACGATTGCGGAACTTGCCAAGGCTCTTTCGATTGCCCAGGGGCAGATCGATGATGCTGCCAAGACGGTAAGGAATGACTTCTATAAGTCCAAGTATGCGGATTTAGCTTCCGTGCGCGCTGCCATTCGTCAGCCGTTCGCTGACAATGGGCTGTCCGTAGTCCAGTTCCCCCGTACTGTCACTGGCGGGGTTGAGGTCGAAACTATGCTTCTCCATACATCTGGAGAGTTCATGGCTGAGACGCTGTTCATGCCGGTCAAGCATGAGCCCCACCCAATCGGCAGCGGGATCTCCTATGCCCGCCGCTACGCCCTCATGTCCATTGCCAATCTGGCAGCGGATGATGATGACGGGAATGCTGCCCAGGTAGCAAAGCCCGTTGCGGAGCCCAGCCCTAAGGCGGTTGCGGCTCTGGCACTCCGCGCCAAAGGGGAAGCTGAGAAGGGCTTAGATGCCCTCAACGCATTCTGGCGCGGTCTTAACGAAGCTGACCGTAAGCTCTTAACACCAGAAGCCCTGAAAGATCTAAAGGCTATCGCAATCGCAGTCGTATCAGACAAGAAGGATGCAGAATAATGGAACTCACATCTCAGCAAACAGACCTCTTGGTCAGCACACTTCTCGATGCCCTTGAGACAAAAAACGACTATCTTGAAATGGATGAAGCGTACGAAAACACGCTTACTCATATGATTGACAAGATAAGGGAAGAGAACCGAAATCTTAAGGAAGAATTGTCCGAACTGAAGAAAGCTATGAGGTCTCTTAAAAAGGCTGCTCCCGTGGTCGCGAAGCGCAACCCAGGTCGTCCGAAGAAAGTGGTGAAGTGATGAGTAAGATGTCAGAGATCGAAGCAGACGCCCAAGCCATCGCAAGCATGATGGATTTCCCTAATGTGAGAGATCATTTTGCCATGGCTGCCATAACAGGCATTCTTGCTGGGCATCCTACGGTAAACAGCCGCCTTGCTGCTGAATGGTCATATGAAATCGCAGAAGAAATGATGAAAAAGAGAATGGAAAACAACGATGGAACAGAGGTCGACTGAATGGTTTGCTGCCCGTCTTGGCCAAGTAACTGCATCTCGTGTTGCGGACATCGTCGCCAAGACCAAGACTGGCTACAGCACTAGCCGCGCCAACTATATGGCTCAACTGATTTGCGAGCGCTTGACTGGGGTTCAGGGGGAATCCTTTTCAAGCTCCGCAATGCAGTGGGGGACAGACACTGAACCGATGGCCAGAACGGCTTACGAGGGGGCTGTAGGCTCCCTTGTCATCGAGACGGGGTTTGTCCCCCACCCGTCAATCCATTTGGCGGGGGCGTCCCCAGATGGTCTTATCTGCGATGATGGGCTTGTCGAGATCAAATGCCCGATAACCGCTACGCACATTGATACCCTCTTGGGGCAATCCGTCCCAGGACGCTATATAACCCAGATGCAGTGGCAAATGGCGTGTACGGGCCGCAAGTGGTGTGACTTTGTATCCTATGACCCCCGCATGCCTGAGAAGATGCGCCTTTTCATCAAGCGCGTAGAGCGAGACAATGTCGCTATCGCAGAGCTTGAGCGTGAAGTGGTGAACTTTCTCAATGAACTTGAGACGAAGATTGTGCAATTAAAGGAGAAAACTGATGGCGTATGAGCAGAAAGATAATAGCGGGGCTATCTTCAAGAACAACAAGCCCAAGAACGAGAAGTCTCCTCCTCTAACTGGCAACGCTATGATTGGCGGGGTCGAGTACTGGGTAGCTGCGTGGACTAAGACCGACAAGAACGGTGAGAAGTGGATCAGCTTTGCCGTTAACCCAAAGAACCCGACTGCGGCACAAAGCCAGAGCGCGATGATCGAAGATCTGGATAGCGATACGATTCCTTTTTGAGGTGGCAAATGGACAGCAATCTACCGCTTTCTGAACAGTACAGAGTTGTTGCGAAGGCATACGTAGATGCTGACTCCGCTGCATCTCTATTGGAAGAAACAAAAAGCGCAGTGCTGGCCCGTATGATGCTCTCTCTGGGGGACATGCCGGTCAGCCGCGCAGAGATGCAGACAAAGGCTTCACCCGAATGGAGCGAGTTTGTCACTAACATGGTAAAGGCTCGTGAAAAAGCAGCATTCTTGAAGGTGAAGCTTGAATATGTACGAATGAGGTTTGCTGAACAACAATCAATCGAAGCGTCAAAACGCGCAGAAATGAGGCTATAATGAAAAGTCTGGAAGAGGAATCCGAAGTTGTAACAAAGACAGCTGAAAAAATTGAAAAGGTTTTGAAAAATATAGAACCTCCAACAGCGGTCGCTGCGATCAATTACATCTTTCTTAAGATGGTTTTGACGCAGGCGGAAGGGCCAACCATGGCAAAAGCTATGGCCGCTGTGTTCTTCAACAATGTGATGAATAGCGTGAACGACTTCTATCACGGCAACGAAGGTGACCCAATCCATTGATCAAGCGCGTTCGCATAACAGCTAAAATGAGAGCCGACATTTTTTTGCGGCATGATGGCGTCTGCCACATGTGCAGCATGAAAGTTGTACCCGGCCAAGAATGGGATGTAAGTCATGAGATCCCATTAGAAGCTGGTGGGAAAGACGACGAAAGCAATTGGCTTGTTGCGCACAGAAAATGCCATAGGATCCATACTAGTACTGTTGACGCCCCCCTGATTGCCAAGGTGAAAAGAAAACACCAAAAGCACATAGGAGCGTCAAAATCAAAATCCCCACTGCCTGGTGGGCGTCTTTCACGTTGGAAGAAGCGCATGGACGGAACAGTGGTTTTGCGAAACAAAGGCGATGAAACATGCGGTTCCTAGTCACTATGAACATGCCAAGTACCAATGGCATGGATACCCACCAGCTAACACTAGAGTATCCTGTAGTTTCCCAGGAAGAGATGTGCGCAATTTTGAACAGGCAGGAGTTTGTTATATTCCGCATGTTTTATCGCCGACAAAATCAAGATGGGGAGATCTGGTGGCAAGATAGGGGCGAAATAATCATCAACACGTCATTCGTCGGCAAAGCACAAGAGTTTATCGATTTCGACAATGACAGAGAAGTAGACGTCCAAAAACGTAACAACAAGCCGCGCCACCAAACACGCAACTATTGAACAAAGGAGACACCAATGGACTACTATGGGATCATGAGGAATGCAGCGGAAGTCTTCAACAACAGAAACCCGAAGTATGGGGATATGCGTGTTGGGATGGAGAATGTGGCTCAAATCGCAACGATCATAACTGGCATCCAGTTGAGCGCACATGACGTTGCCTTAGTTCTTCATGCTGTTAAGCTATCTCGCCTATGTGCAGATCGCCAAAACCCTGATCATTATATAGATGGGATAAACTACATGGCATTTGCTGGTGAGTTAATCACTGAATGCGATCCTCATGGTCTTGAGAAGGTCGTTGAAGAATCAGCTTCCGTAGCAGCGAAAGAGCCAGCGGGTGAATTCATATGAAGGAAGATCTCGATGCCAGAATGATCGAGCTATGGGAGGCGGGTACCCCTTCAAGCGAGATTGCAAGAGAGTTGGGCATTACCCGCAATGCTGTTGCGGGTAAACTCCACCGGTTTAAGTTCTCTGGCCGGATAGTCCAAAAGAACATTGACAAGCGCCTTGATGCTATCAAGGCCAATGTTCGCCAACTGGAAAAAGAGCGGCACACAATCGTTGCGGCCCAGACGAACCAAAAGGTTAGCGTTTACAAAATCGAAGATAAGCTAGTCTCTCTTTTCAAAGTGGATATAACTCAAATTGACATACCACTAAGCCCAACCTTGCAGATTGAAGCAACCGCGCCAGCGAACAAGCCGGTGCAATTTGACAAGCTTACAGCACGGTCATGCCGGTTTATCATAAACGATGGCCCAGCAGAAAACTTCTTGTTCTGCGGGCAGGAGAAGGCAGGTAGGTCATACTGCAAAGCGCATGCAAGTCTTTGCTATTACAAACTTACAAGGAAAACTAACGATGATCCTAAAGCTAAGTCTTCCTGAAATGCTTAATGCCGCAAATGTTGGGACAATCCGGCATTATGCTTCTGACAGGAGGGGCTCAAAACCCTCCGACAGGTTCACTGAGGAAAAACCCTCTGAGAAGACTGCGCTCACTGCCCATATAGAAGGGGCTATGGGCGAGATATGTGTGGCAAAGGTGCTTGATCGTCATTTTGAAGGAACGGTCAATACATTTGGGAAGGCAGACATTGGCGAGTATGTAGGCGTCAGGACTGTAACTAAAGAAAACTACGGGCTTCTCATTTATGAGAAAGATGACCCAGAGCATTTTTACTACCTTGTCAAAGGAATGGCCCCAAACTTCCGTGTTTGCGGGTGGCTTCGTGGCGCGGATGCCAGACAAGACAAGTATCTTGCTTCTTACATCTCAAAGAGCCCACGTATCTGGTGCGTACCAGAGAAGGATCTCCACCCTCTCTCAATCAAACCTCCTGGGGTATAAAATGATGTTGCAACTCAATCCAGCACTGCCCGTAATGACACCTAAAGGGAAAGCTATGGCGCATATTTTAATTGATTACGGTGTAGAGCATGACCTTATCTGGGTAGTGTTCCAAGATAATGGAGAATG